GGACTGGTATTTTCTCTCTTCCAGATCCAGCCACACGCGCACGTTCCGGTCACCCATCAGGCGCTTAATGTGGGCAATCTCGCTCTGAATATGTGCGTTGCTGTTTGCGTAGGAGTACAGGTAAACCTCGCACGGGATGCCCAGCCGCTCGCACTCAGCGAGGTTGTACGCTACATAGTCGTCGTCCTGATCCGCGTCATCGTCGCCATATCCGAGGCGGATGATGGCACCGTCGATGTGCGGCTTTACAGTCTCCCAGTTGATCTTTTTCTGGTGTTCGGAAACATCTATAATGGTTTTTGCCATGTCCGCCTCCTGCTTTTTTATTTGCCTTCGCTTTTCGGTCCAGTTCCGTGGTTGATCTCTTCGTCTATCTCTTTCGCCTTGCGCGTGATAAAGTCTGGGATTGGTACGCCTGCGGCTCTCAGGTTTTCCAGGATTGAAAGGGCTTCCATGACGCATACGTAAACCGAAACGGTTGCAGCGTATTTAACCGGCATATCGATGGCAATGCACGTTACCCATGTGAGCAATATCGCGCCGAGCTCTCCCAGTTTTCTGTAGAGTCCCTTTCGCATAATTGAAGATCTCTTTGTCCCTGTGATCTGCGCTTGGATGAGGCCGGTAATCACATCTGAGAGTGCCATAATCGCCGGAAGGGCGATAATCCAATAACTATTTGAGAAGTGAATGCTGTAAATAATGTCCATGGTGTCTTTCCTCTTTTTTCTTTTTTGTGATTTACTCGATCAGCTGCCAACCCTGCGGGTAATTCTCCGGGCTCCATACGTTGCCGCCGTCACCTTTGTAAATACTTTCATAGATTTTCCCGTTGTAGATGACTCTGTCGCCTTCCTTGTATCCGTTTGCGCTGTCAGGCTGCACCCACTCCCCGATCTCTGTACCGTCCTGACCTGGGAGAACCTTGGCGAACAGGCTGTGTGCTTCTTCTGGAGTCCATGATGTCTGTGATGTGTGCTTCTGCAGGACCTTGTAAAGCACCCCGCCAGCCCGGACGCGGTCACCCGGCTCATAGTCGCATCCTTCAGGGTTCCATTCCGGGAAGAGTTCCGGAACTGACTCAGCTGTTGAGTCGTCCAGCCCCTGTGCCATCTCCTCGATGGTTCCACGGAGAATTCTCGCTCTTTCGACGATGTTACCCATAAATCACTCCTCTCCGAGCAGGATCCTGCCCGCCTGTGCATATTCGCCGCCGAGCTCATAGGTGCCGCCCCGCGTGTAGATGTGTCCGGTGACGGACCCGTCCGTGTTGGCCACGGTCTGAGCGCCTGCGATCTGCATGCCTGTGATGGTCGCGATGGTCTGGCCGTTCGCTGTGGCCTCCACCGTGTCCATGGCTCCTTCCTCGTTCATCATGTCTTCGATGGCGCGGAATGCCTCCAGGTCCGCGCATGATACCACGATGTGCTCATGCGCAAATTCCGCAGCTTCGAATGTCTTTCCCGTTCCCAGTTTCACCTGTGTCATGATCTGCCTCCATTCTCCGGAGCGTTTCCTTCCGGACGATAGCTTTTAATCGGTTGATGCCGATGGGCTTGATGTACTTGTCGAAAATGTTCTGGCCATTGCAGTGCCGGAGCTGGCCAGCCCGCGAGAGGAGTCCTGCCGCGACGTGCGGCGGGATCTTCCTGTGCGTCTCGAGGAATCTCCGCGCCGTTCTGGCGTTTCTGCGAAGCTTTTGGAAGTTCCTCCTTCGCAGGATTGTGCGCCCGTGAAAGAAGCGAAATCCGACGAAGTCTATGCCTCGCGAGTCCGTCTTGAAGATCTGCCAGTTGTCCTTCAGTTTCAGGTCAAGCATGGTCTCGAGGTATCTTGAGATGTGCTCCCTCGCCCTGTGGAGTTTCTTTTTGTTCCCGCCCAGGATCACAATATCGTCCATGTTCCGGACGTAATACTTCACACCTTTCAACGTGCAGATAAAGTGGTCGAGCGGCTCGAGGAAGAGATTCGCCAGCCACTGATTGAGATAGAATCCGATGGAAATTCCCGGATCCGGATCGGACCGAATGATCATCTCGACCAGGTTCAGGAATTTCTCGTCTTTGATCTTTCTCCGGAGTGCATCCATCATCTTCTGCTTGGAGATCGTCGGATAGTAGTGATGGATGTCGAATTTTCCGCAGTACTTGGTTCCCTTCGCGTCTTCCTTCAGATGCTTTTTCACGTAATTTGCCGCGCAGCTGTTCCCTCTTCCGGGAATGCTGGCGCAGCTCCACCTGTACATGCCGCGCATGAGGACGTCTTTCATGGCGTAGACGGCGAGCTGCTGGATGATGCCGTCCGGATAATATGGGACTACCTTGATGTCCCTTTCCTTCCGGCACGAGTTGTCAAAGATCCGGATCTTTCTCGGGACTGTCGGCACATAGGTCTCCGTCGCGAGGAGCTTGTAGACCTTCTCCGTGTATCCGTCCACATCACTCAGGACTTCTTTCACGTCCTGTCTTTTTCTCTTTCCTCTGCTGCCGGTGATGATGCAGCTTCTGATCACTTCTTTGTCGAGCATTCGCTCGTAGAGGTAGCCGACTCTTTTCGGCATCGTTCCTCCTTTTCGCCTCAGGGCCTTTCGAGAGCCCTACTAAGCCCTGCCTAAATCGGCGATATTTCTGGCAAGAGCCAGGGGACCATTCGTGCAATTGGTTATTATTCCGTCTTTGAAAAGGGTGCGGGAGCCGAGGTTGTCGTTGGTGTTGGACGCGTCGTTGTTCGCGTTGAAATAGAAGAACCCGTAGTTCGCGTTATCGTTGTAGTTGCCGCCGACATAGGCCGGGTAGAGCGAGCTGTCCGAGTTGACGCGGTACCGGGCAGACCTCAGCCACAGGGCACGGATGATCCCCGATTTACAGTTACGTTTGTTTTGCTTTTGCGCCTAAAGGCTTCTCATCGTCTCCTGTAAGCCCGGGGGAATGCTCCCCCGGTCCCCCTATTAGGTTTTAAGGAGGCGGGAGCCGAGGTAGTCGTTGGTGAAGGACGCGCCGCTGTACGCGTTGAAATAGAAGAACCCGTAGTTCGCGCTATCGTAGCAGTCGCCGCCGACATAGGCCGGGAAGAGCGAGCTGCCCGAGTAGACGCGGTCACAGACGTAAGTCGTGTAATCTGATCCGCTTGCCGTATCCGCGATGAAAGCCCAGGCCGCTGATTCGCTGTAGCCGAAACCATGAATTGCTCCGGAACTCGGAAGCGCGAATCCAAGCTCGTTGAGGTCGCTGTTTCCGCCTGCGTAGGAGCTGTTCGCCGCTGCATACGTCTTCGTTTTGTTTCCCACAAATCCATCAATCCAATCCCAGCAATTCGAGAACGGGTCCTCGATCCAGCGGTACTGGTTATGAGCTCCGGAGGCTTTGACGGTGTGGTATGCTGCAGAATCTGTTCCGCCCATGGTCCCGATCGAGCCGGTGTTCCAGCCTTTTCCGAGTGTTGTCTGCGAATCGAAGTTCGCAAACTCAACCAGGTAGAGGAGCTCCAGGGCGCACCATGCAGCCAGATCCATCATCCGCCAACCGTCGCCCTTGGCGGCGCTGTATGCTCTGAAGTTGGTCTGCGATGTGTTGGCGAGCGGTGTCACGCCGGACTTGGAGTAGACGCCGGAGCTGCTTCCGCCTGTGTGGTAGCGGCCGATATATCTTCCGGATCCGGGATGCTTGCAGTACCCTTCTTTCGCTGTCGGCGAGATTGCCCAGAGCCACTTACTGTTGGCCGTATCCTTGTAGGCCGTGTAATAGAATTCCGGGATGTAGACCACAGTGTCGTTGGCGGCCTGGTCGAAGCGACTGTCTGTCTCCGGGACATATTCGGAGCCGATGACGTTGAAGCGCTTCATGCCGGACCACGGCAGGATGCTGTCAAACGGTGAGGACCCGCTGCCGCTGTTGCCCTCTGCCGGCGCAGGATTAGCGAATGCCGCCGCGAGGCCCTTCCTCGTGAGTGCCGGCGAGCTCTGGGAGTAGTCCCATTCGACGCCATAGGCGCCGTCGGCTGTGGTCGCGGTCGGTGTCTCGACGTTTGCCTTGAACTGTGCGTACACAGAGAGGTTGCCCTGTACGTTCACGGGGTTCGGACTCCATCCGGTGAAGATCTTGTCTCCGTCCGTAGGTGTCGGCCCTGTGTAGGTCGCGGAGCCGCCCTGGAGCACCTGTACAGTGTCCAGAAGTGTTGAACCGTTGTAGAAGTACACGTTGTAGACCGGCGTGTAGGACGCTGTGTATGTCGCGTTCCCCGTGACAGCCGTGATCTGCGGCACCCATCCGGTGAAGGGTCCGCCTCCGGATGTCGGGTTCTGCGGCGTGGAACCGTTGTAGCTGGGCGTTATGCCCCACGGCACGTTCTCGTCGGTCTCGAGGCGCGTTCCGTTGGAGTTGTTCCAGGCCACTGTGTAGGTCCGGACGTTCCAGGTGTATGCTGCGTAGATCGTGCGGTCGGCGATGACATTGTCGAGGGCGGAAGAATCCGCAGCCTGCGCGTCGGGCTCCAGGGCCCATCCGGCGAAGGTGTAGCTGTAGTGGCCGTCGGAGCTGTTGGGTCTCGTAAGACCGGTCGGTGCAGCTTCCTGCGGCACACCATCGTGGCATTCGACCACTTTGATGACGGTCTCGTCCCAGTCGGCGTATGTCCGGTAGGACAGGACGGAATCGGCAAGGATGGCGATGTAAGGATATCTTTCGTTGTAGGACGCCACCTGCGCTCCTGTGAGGGAGGCTGTGTGGATGGTTCCGGAGACCTGTGCCCTCTCGACGTTGTTTCCGTTCTCGTCCAGTCCTCTCATAGTGTCGAGCAGGTCGAGGATGGCCTCGATGGCTGCAGCGTTCGCGCATTCCCAATAGAATCCCACGAGCCTCACGCGGGCTCCGGATGGGATGGCGTGCAGGATGGCCCTCTCGTCGATGACGGAGGAGTTGTTCTCCAGGCGGAGAGTCGTCACGTTGGAGTATCCCGCGCAAACGAATTCGCTGATCAGATGCTGGTTCCTGATCGTGATGTTGGTCATTGTGTCCGGGAGGTGGAGCTTTTTCAGTACGCCGCCGATCGGGAGCGTCAGGCCCTGAATCTTCGTTCCGTCGAAATACGCCTCCTCGATGATGACGCAGCCGGACATGTCCACGGCTTTCTGGTT